GCCATTTTACCTCCCACCACATTGGTGTGCACCTGGGTTGATGGCCGGACCGTTGAGTCCCTAACGATTGCGAACACCTGCATGAAGCGAAAGGCTTCATTTGGTGACCCCGACGTGATCGTTAGGGAATAGTGGTCGGCCACAGACGGCGTGGCGATCCTGTCCTCATCCGTCTCGCTTATTCGGGGAGCGGACGATGACCCTAGTAGAGGGGGCTGCGGCTTAGGAGGGCAGAAGCTGAGTGACGTCGGAGGGAGCTCTACTGCAGGGGCCAAGATAACCTACCGAGAACTCAGAGAGTCGTTGGAAGACGGGAAGGAAGCCCGACGACTGAGCAGTCCACCCCAGGCGTGATTCTGGTCGCCCGGTGGATCAAGCATGGAAGCCGTCATAAAGGTGATTTCGTCCGCGTGTAAAACCTATTGCGGGAAAACCTCTCCTTCTAAGAAGGAAATAGGGGCCATGTTGTCCCTGTTACAAAAGGAAGGGTTGCTTATGTCTCCCTCAGACTTATATTCCCCGAGGTCCTGGGATCCCATTACCGCGGCACTCACCCAGCGGGCAATGGAACTTGGGAAATCGGGAGAGTTAAAAACCTGGGGATTGGTTTTGGGGGCATTGGAAGCGGCTCGAGAGGAACAGGAACAGGTTACATCTGAGCAAGCAAAGTTTTGGTTGGGATTAGGGGGAGGGAGGGTCTCTCCCCCAGGTCCGGAATGCATCGAGAAACCAGCAACGGAGCGGCGAATCGACAAGGGGGAGGAAGTGGGAGAAACAACTGTGCAGCGAGATGCGAAGATGGCGCCGGAGGAAACGGCCACACCTAAAACCGTTGGCACATCCTGCTATTATTGCGGAGCAGCTATTGGCTGTAATTGCGCCACAGCCTCGGCTCCTCCTCCTCCTTATGTGGGGAGTGGTTTGTATCCTTCCCTGGCGGGGGTGGGAGAGCAGCAGGGCCAGGGGGGTGACACACCTCGGGGGGCGGAACAGCCAAGGGCTGGGCGCGGAGCGGGGCACCGCGGGCTGCGGCGGCCCGCGGGGCGGGGGCAGCGAGTGCGGCCTGCGGGTGGGGCGGCCCTCATGGCCGGGCAGTTCGACTCCGAGGACCGGGGGAGCTGGTACTGGGGGCGGCTGAGCCGGGGCGACGCGGTGTCGCTGCTGCAGGGGCAACGCCACGGGACCTTCCTGGTGCGCGACTCGGGCTCCATCCCCGGCGACTTCGTGCTCTCGGTGTCCGAGAGCTCCCGCGTCTCGCACTACATCGTCAACAGCCTGGGGCCGGCGGGAGGCCGGAGGGCCGGCGGCGAGGGCCCTGGGGCCCCGGGGTTGAATCCCACCAGATTTCTAATAGGTGACCAGGTGTTTGATTCTTTGCCATCTTTACTGGAATTCTACAAAATACACTATTTGGACACTACAACCTTGATAGAACCAGTTTCCCGATCCAGGCAGAACAGTGGCGTTATCCTCAGGCAGGAGGAAGTTGAATATGTGCGAGCTCTCTTTGACTTTAAGGGAAACGATGACGGAGATCTTCCATTTAAGAAAGGAGACATACTGAAAATCCGGGATAAACCTGAAGAGCAATGGTGGAATGCAGAAGACATGGATGGAAAGAGGGGAATGATACCTGTTCCTTACGTCGAGAAGTGTAGACCTTCCTCTGCTTCAGTATCTACTCTGACTGGAGGTCGCTGAGTAGTGCGCGAGCAAAATTTAAGCTACAACAGGGCAAGGCTTGGCCGATAATTGCATGAAGAAATTTGCTTAGGCGCTTTGCGCTGCTCCGCGATGTACGGGTTAATGCTTCTGTAGAAATTGTTTGGCATTAGGCGTATTGCGCTGCTCCGCGATGTACGGGTTAGGTATAATATGAAGTTTGACTGAGGGGACCATGATGTGTATAGGCGTCAAGCGGGGCTTCGGTTGTACGCAGACAGGGGTCCCCTCAGAAAGTAGAGGTGCTTCTGCATAGGGAGGGGGAAATGTTGCCACATAGTCATCGTTGCATAAGTATTGCCACATAGTCATCGTTACATAAGGGTCAGAGGCTGCTTGAAGTCCTAAAAAGGGAAAGGCAGAACATCTGGAATGCCATTGGTAGCAGCTAGATCACCCGATGGGTGTAACTGAAAGATCATTGGTGACAGGATATCGCCTCATGGGCAGGGCTAAAGCTATGCATGATTATATAAGTACCCTTATGTCACGATGACACAGCAATATGCCTTATAAGGAAAAAAAGGCACTGTACACGTTGATTGGTGGAAGTAAGGTGGTATGATCGTGGTATGATCGTGCCTTATTAGGAAGGCAACAGACGGGTCTGACATGGATTGGACGATCTCCTTAGTTCCGCATTGCAGAGATAGTGTATTTAAGTGCCTAGCCTGATACAATAAACGCCATTTTACCTCCCACCACA